GGCCCACCAGTTCGGGGAAGGTGTACACCTCGGACGGCTGAAGCGTCTTGGTCTTGGTGATCAAGTTCTGATTGCCCGCCGAGCCAGCAGCCGTGACGAGGTTGACGCTGATCGTCGCGGCAGCGGCGCTGTAGTTCGTCGCCGTGAATTTGTCGATGATGGTCGTCACGCCAGTCGCGGTGTACTGGGTGGTTTGGCTGTTCTCGACCGTTTTGGCCGGAACGAGGACTTTGACGGTGACAGTCATAAGTTACTCCAATTGCAGTGCGTTGTTCGAGTCGTATTGCGTCATTATCCAACTTGTTCCGTCAGAAACCAAGGTGGCATTTGCCCCAGCCACGGCTTCCAAGATCGCCGTGGTGGCAGACCCACCGGCCAGCGGCACTACGTTGCTGGACGCCGACACCAGCGTCTGAGCCTGGTAGTTTTGGAAGTGCAGCACGCGCCCGGTGTTGGTCGAGGGGGTTGGCAGGGTTACGGTGCAGGACGAGCCGGACTTGTTGTTGATGATCCAAGTGTCACCATTTGCCACGCTAAAGTTGGCCGTCTTGGTGACCGGGGCGCCGCCCGCGCCGTTGATTACGGATGCAACGGTGACGTTCTTCCAGTACTGGAGGGCGCTGTCGTACTGAATCAGATCGCCGTTGTTGAGCGTGCCGAACTGCACGTTACTGTCGGTGCCGCCCAATATTGAACCTGGCACGATGCGAATGTGCATCGACCCAGACCCAGCAGACGCGGCGTTGATGACCTCACCAATGTACGATTTGATGCTGGGCGCAGACGGCTTGACCTTGGTCATCGACCCGACGTAGGCCGGGTTGTAGTACAGCGGGTCGCCGTCGGCCCAAGTCTCGCCGACGCTGCTGCCGGTGGTGTTGAAGCCGCGCAAGTCACCGCTGATCTGGATCAGGCCAAACCCGTTGAGCGGGATAGTTTCTGCGGCCACGCCGACAATCTGGTTGGGGTCAACTAACGCCAACGGTGTAGGCGCTGCGGTGATGACGCCCGAGGCGCCCACAGCGCCCGTGTGGTAGCAAAGCTGGCCTTTGGTAATGGCCGACGAGGCTTTGGCGTAGACGTATTCTGACTCGCCAACTTTGATGAGTACGCTGGCCGTTGCTTGAATGCCCAACGTAGAGCCGCCGTCCCAGTACATGCTGCCCACAGCCGTCGGCACGGGCGATGGGGCCGTGTTGAATGCCACCCAAGGCAAATTGTCCTGCTGAAGCGGGGCCATGCTGCCTAGCTCCGGCTGGCGCTGGGTCTGCATCTCTTGGCGCAGCGTGTTGATCTGCTGCTGCAACTCGCCGACCTCGGACGGCGGCTGGATGTTGTGCTCTCTCCTCAGCTTAAGGATGTCTTCCGTGTAATCAACCGCAGGCGGCAGCGTCTGCAACTCTTGCCGCACGGCGTCGAGCGAAGCCTCAAGGGACGCAATCGTTGACTCGGCGCTGAACGTAAGCCCCGAGTCGTCAATGACCGCCGTGGCCGCGTTGTTGAGCGATAGGAAAAACAAGTACCAAGCCCTGTCGATCAACCCCGTGCGGGGGTCGATCAACGGCACCCGTGGCGGGGTGATTGGCGTCGGCGTCGCGTTAGGGCTAGGCATTCGTTGGACTCAGAATCAACTCTGCGCCCATGATGCTGATCTTGACCGGATCGGTGCCCGATAGCTCATAAACGCGGTCGCGCAGCTTCAGGGTCATGCCCATGCGCCGCCAGAACACCCGGCGGTAGTATTCGCCGATCTTGCCGATCTGCGCCCAGTGCTCGTTGCCCCATGTGTGGCCGCCGTCGTCCGACCAGCGCAGCATGACCTCGGGATTGCTGCCTTGGCCCAGATTCAGGCCAGTACCGGCCTCAATGTCCAGTTGCAGGCTGTGCTGCGCGGTGCGCTTGAGGTTGTTCTGGCCGGTAGGCAGCGCCCGCCACGACCGCAGCCACTTTTGAATCTGGCCGTTGTCCGAGTAGTCGTCCAGATCGAAGGCGTAGATGTTGCCGTTCTCGTAATCGCCGACGACTACTTTGTTGTTGAACGCCATCTGGCAGTTGCTGCGGTGCCGGGTGAACTCGCCGTTGCTCCAGCCAGCCCGCTCGTGCCAGGCTTGGGTGGCAGCGTCGTAGACCCAGGTCGTGTTGGCGCTCGGGAAGATCAGCACATAAAAGCTGTGGCCGTCCTGCTGGTAGGTGTACGCGATGGCGTCCGACAGATCGCTGTACTGCTGAATCTGCCACTCAACGGCGTGGGTGCTGATGCGCTGGCCGGCGTAGCCGTTGGCCCGGTAGACAATGCCTTGGCCGCGCCGGTCGCGCCCGAGCCAGAACAAGGCGTTGTCCATCTTGGCAACCGAAAACGGGGCCGCGCAGCCCAGCTCGTTGAACGCGCCTTGGATGCGCTGGAGCGGGAAGTCGGTCGCGCCGGAGTCGTACCAAACCTCAATCGAGTTGGTGCCAAAGGCCCAGATTTCGCGGAAATTAGACGCCACGGCAACCAGCCCGTCAGGCGAGCCCTCGGTGCTGGCAAACTCCAGCGGGTCAATCGACGTGCCGTCCAGTAGCGCCGTGATCCACATCTTTTGGCTGTTGGGCTCGTTGAAGACGAAGTAGCCGTCGAGATACGCCACGGTCACGGCGCCGGGAAAATCCGGGTCGGTGATCTGCCCAAAGGCATTGGTCGTGTTGTTGTAGATGTAGCTCGGGCCGTTGGCCGCAATGAACAACTGGGTGCCGTTGTCGGCCATGCTGACTGGGCCGGTGCCTGCCACGGTGCCCAACAACGTCGGCGCGTAGCTGTTGTTGATCTTGTAGAGCTGCGTGCCCGACACCACGAAGCCGGTGCCGTCTTGCGGCGAGAAGGCCCACAGGCCCCGAATCGGGCCGGTGCCAATCGAGTTGAGCAGTTTCAAACCCGGAGCGCGGTTTAGAAACGCCGGCTCCTTGCCCGCCTCGGGCACGATCTCGGGGAACAGGTTGACCATGCGGGCGTCGGCAGCATTGACGCTGCGAGCCACATAGGTCGAACCAAGGATCGGCGTTTTCATTTTGTAGTTTCCGTGTTAAGATTGAGGCTCATCAACTGGAGAGCTTCATGCCCAAACGCGAAATTACAGCGGAAGAAGTCCGAGAGTTTTTGGACTACGACCGAAACACAGGAACTTTGACGTGGCGTCAGCGCCCATCTAAAGCCGTGCATGTTGGAGACATGGCCGGCGCGCCGGATAAGTTTGGCTACGTCACCATAGGCTTTCGCGGCGGCATTTATAAAGCGCATCGTCTGGCGTGGCTTCATGTACATGGCGCATGGCCCGAAGGGCTTATTGACCACATAAACGGGCGCAAAGATGATAACAGGCTTTGCAATTTGCGCGTTGTTGGCCCGGACGGTAATTCGCAAAACATCCACCGCCCGAACAAACGCAATAAGTCGGGTTTTTTGGGTGTCATTTGGTTTCAAAACAAATGGCGTGCCAACATCACTATCAACAGAAAGACGCATTGGCTTGGCGACTACGCAACGCCGGAGGAAGCCCACCAAGCGTACGTTGAAGCCAAGCGTAAACATCATGCGACCTGTTCTGTATAGTAGTTTTTGCATCAATAATTGCCGGCGTAGATGTTGTACCGCTGCCGCGTGGCAATCAGCGAGTACGGCATCGACATCACATCGTCCGGGTTGTTGATGCGTTTGAGGTTGCGCTTGCTGTACATCGCAATGCGCTGCACCTGGGGGCTTGGCTCGATGCCAAACTCCGGCGCGATCTCGCAGGCCAAGTTGTAGGTAAACGCCCGCAGATAGCCTGGCGGGAACAGAATCTGGGTGGACAGATTGGCCGGCTGCGTCAGCTCTTGGACGCTGATGAAGTGGAACTCCAGCAGTCGCGTCGGGCGCGGGTAGATGAAGATGTCAAAGTCCGGGTAGGTGTTGTTGACGAACATCACCTGCGGGTACGTCGAGGTCACGGTCTTGACCGCGATGCCGTCGTACTGCTGCTGGTTGATCAGCTTGATGCCGTATGACACGCCAGTGCCGGGGTCTTTGAAGTAGGTGGCGTCGTCCACCAGAATCGGGCGTACAGCAGTGCCGTTGAGCCGCACCAGCGAGCCGCTGGGGCCAAGGGTTGCGTTGATTAAGCCAACCGGCCAATTGCAAATCTGGTCGATGGTGGCAAAAACAGACAGGCGCTCGGTATTCCACGAGTCGATCATCTGATTTAGCGCCATCAGGGAGTCCTGAGACACTGAGGCCGACGACGTTTCGCCCTCGGCTAGAACGCCTAGCAGCCGCAACGCCCGGTTAATCTGTTCGCCTGCGGTGTAGGTCGTCATGCTATTCCTCTTCGTCCTTTTTGCGCCGCCCGCGCCGAAGTGCTGGCGCAGGTGCCACCTCAGTTTGAGGCACGTCTTGTTCCTCAGGATTGTAGCGTGACCAGCCGTTTTGAACATCAAAATCGGCCTCCATGTCCAGCACGGCGACTTTGGCCCCGTGAACGGGATGTGTCAGGTAGATTGCTGCCATAAGTGCAGAAGCGGGGGCCGAAGCCCCCACTTGATCAGCCGATGACCCAGTTCGTGCCGTTGCAGAAAACGGGCACGATGTTGGAGCCGCCGCCAGCGACGGTGGCCCCCGCATTACCGGAGTAAGCGGCATTTGAGTTGCTTACAGCAGCCCGAGTCCCTGCCAAAGCGGCAGAGGCGGCGGGCAGTTGAGCAACCGTGTAGAGCGTAAATTGCGCTTCGTCCAACGCGGGGTCAGCGAATGCTACGCCAACAGGCTTAGTGTTCGACATGAGGGTTCCTTTCAAATGAGGGGGCCGAAGCCCCCTCTGGGTTCTTAGGACACGCGGTAGATCGTGTACGCAGCGTCACCCGTCTTGCGGAAACGGAACGTGCCCGAGGTGTTGCTGGTTTTGGTTAGCGCATCTTGGATCACGTCGTTACCGACCAAGGTGTTGCCCGTGCCGGCAGTGAAGGTCACGTCGTTTGCTGCATTGTCACCAATGTTGATGAACGAGCAGTCAAACGTCGAACCAACCTTGAGGCTGGGAAACGCTGCGTCAATCAGCGCGCCAGTGGGGAACACATAAGTGCCTGCATCGGTGCCGCCCGAGTCCATCGTACAAACACCTGCGGCCAAGTTGGCCGCAGTGATGGTGACAGACGCGCCGGTCAGCGCAACAGGAGTGCTGGTATTGGTGAAGCTGATTTCGCCAAGGTTACCGTCGCCAAGCTGGTAGCCACCAGCGCCATTAGGAAGAGCCATGATAATTTCCTTTCAAAGATGTTACGAAATCAACCCCACATGCGAACAGCCATCTGGGGACGGATGGTGCTGTAGCCGTACAGAACGTCAATACGGCAAGGCATACGGTCGTTGTTGATGTCGTACTGGCGCACCACACGCAGGCTGATGCCATTGTGAACGGCGCGAG